AGGTCCTAATCCAACCGGAAGCGTGGCATGGACTGATCTGCTTGTCCATTCCGGCGTAATTAATATGACGCCCACAATAAACACTGCTGCAACGACATACAAAAGCGGATTGACCGTATCGCATCCCTGTGAAGAAGTGCAGACTACTTCAATGGGAAATGTTACCGTTTCTGGCGACGCATCTCTTGCCATTCTCGAAAAATATATTGGTGGAGTGATGGTTGAACGTGCATTTCCACCGGCTATGGTGTTTCCCGCAAACACTGCAGACATACCCTCTTTCGTGCTGTATCAAATTTGGGATGATGCTCCCTCTGAAGGGAAATTCAAAGTTAATCGCGTCAAGGGCGCAAAATTGCAACAGCTTGTCATTACTGGTTCACAAGGCGGGCTTATCCAGTTTGAGGCGACATTCGAGACGCAGACCGTAGAGCGCGAAGTTGAACAAAGCATAACTGGCATTGATCCCGGAAGAAGATGCAGAACACCGCTTCAGTTTGGTGAGGTAGATGCGATTTTGGCGATGGGCAATGCGGCAACCGCATTAGACACATTCTCCATAACATTCACAAATGAGTTTACTGCTGATGTGTCAAAATTTGCTAATAATATGACGCTGTTCAATCCGCATATCATAAAACAAGGCGGCGAGATTAGCTACACCTGTAATTACGACAGTGCTGGAGCGGAAAAAAACCTAAGCATTATAAGCGATCCAACCACGATTAATATCGACTGGATAACCATAATGTCTGGAGTGAATTACTTTCAGGCTATTATTACCAGTATCGCAACGTCGCTTGATCTGCCGGATGTTGAGCGCGATTACTTCAAGCTTAACTACACAGGTCGCATTATAAGTGATGGCGTAAGCAATGTGCCAGAAGTTCATATCTTAAACGCATAGGAGATAAACAATGAGCAAATTCAAGAACTGTTTCGCTACGGCGAATGATATGCGCGACTATGATATCGTCATTGACGGTGAGATCGTAGCGAAGGCGCACACTCTGACGATTCAAGACAAGGCAGAAATAGAGCGCAAGAGCATCACAAAAACTTTAGATGCGAAAGGCGTCAATACGGACATCAATTCTAATGCGCTCATGCTTTATACCGTTTTGCGCGCATTGGATTCATGGATCATTGACGCACCGCTAAATGAAGAGAACCTTGGCAAACATCCGATGCTGATGGACATGTTTAATGCTGTCACGAGTCACGAAGCAGATGTTGCCAAAACCATGCGAGATAATGAAAAAAACTGATACGATCGGTGGAGGTCTTGTTCCGCACAGACCCCGCCGATCCATTCCGAGATAATAATATGAAAACTTCCATGTGTCGCCACTGCGAATTAGACCAAACCTGCGAAAAACTAAAGGATTACCCTAAAATCAGTCCGCTATCCGCGTGGCTGATTAAGTGGCATTATGAAATTGAGGCGGGGTTTGCGATCTATCCGCGTGGCGGCTCGTGGGAAAACCAATGGCAATGGTTCATCGATGGTCTCGGCATCGTGCGGACAACTGTTGCACAAGAAGAAATGCGAAAAGCTCAAGAAAGATCGAAAAAACATGGCAGATTATAGCGGAGACCTTAAATATCGCATCACCGTAGATGGCGCAGAAGCGTCACAAGCTAAGCTAAACGGATTGGGAGCATCGTTCAAGAACATAGCCTCAACCGTTGCGCAATCGGTTACAGCGATGGTGACCTTCCGGAAAGCAATCGTGTTTGCTACCGATGCAATATCAAACTACGAGAATGCGATCCAAGCGACACGCCAGCTTGACGCGACCCTGGTGTCCACCGGCAGAGCAGCAGAATTCACCTCGCAAGAACTCAAGAATATGGCTTCAGAGCTGCAAACGCTAAGCAATTTCGGTGATGAAGATATACTGCAAGGCGTAACGCTGCAGCTGCTTCGCTTTGATGCCATCGGTAGGGATATCTTCCCACGCGCACAGCAGCTTGTAATTGATCTTGCCGAATCTATGGGCGGCGTAGAAAACGCTGCAAGAACTCTTGGCATATCTTTGGCGGACCCGGCTCTTGGTCTCACGCGCCTGCGCAGAATCGGCGTTGCATTTAATTCCACCCAGGAAGCGCAAATCAAAAACTTTATAGAAACAGGTAAAGTAGCGGAAGCACAAGCGGTTTTGATGTCTGCGTTAGAGGAGCGTTTTGGCGGATTGGCTTTGGCATCTGTATCTGCGACCACGCAGATGAAAAACGCTTGGGGCGATTACTTAGAAAGCGTTGGATCTTCGCTATCCTTTTTCGATGGAGTCAAGCGCGGCATTACTGCAATGTTGGCAAGTGTAGCGGGGGCGCATGATGTTACATCGAAATCCGCTCAGCTTGCTGCGCTGGAAACACAAAAAACTTGGGGTGAGGCAACAATAAACATTGGCAATATTATAGCTGATATATCTACTGGAGTTGTTGCTGTTATACATGGCGTGATCAAGGCGTTTGATTTTGCCGGAAAGGCGATCCCCAAAGCGCTTAGGCTCGCTATGGATGCGTCGTATTTAGTCGTTGCGCATGCAATGAACTCCATCAATAACCTAATTGTCTCACCAATAGAAGGCTTGTTTAATGGTATTGATGCCGTTTATGCCAAAATAACTGGGAAATCGCTTGGTATTACCAATGCCTTTGATGCTGTCCGCATCGATGTTACCGAGATAAGGGCAGATGTCTCCAGTAGCGCAGACGATCTTTCTGTATTATGGGGAGATGTTAAGGAGTTTTATCGCACGTGGGGAGATGTTGCCGAAGGCATCGCGACAGGAAAATTTAGCAACGTAGACGAACAAATTAAATTGCTGCACGAAGGCATTGACGCACAGCGTAAGGCAATTGAAAATGGGCTTCTAAACGTAGATTTAGACAGCAAAGGTAATCTCGGCAATATGGGCGGTATGGGCGGGGATATCGCCAAAGCAGAAACAGCCGAATTGGCTGAGGAAAAAGAACGCCAGATGTCCGCCGAATTGGCTATGGTAGAATCCTTTGTCAATTCTGTTATCAATCTTAATCAATCTGAAGCAGATGCCATCGCTAAAAAGTATGCGGATATGCGCACAACAGCAGAAGCATATTATGCAGACGGCTTGATGTCTGAACAGGCGTTTAGCGATGCAATTACGCAAATAAACCAAGCAGAACTTGATGCCATTACAAATTTGGAAGCTAAACGTCTTGATCTGCGCATACAAACGCTTGGCAGCCTTCGCGGTTTTGAAGACGAATTTTACTATGCCAGGATTACGCAGATTGACGCCGAAACCGAAAAGTTGCGCGAAGCAGGATTAGCAGCGATACAGATTGAGGCGTGGAAGCAGCAGCAGATAGCTAAGCTTGAAGAAGATATCCGCATAAAAAAAGAAGAATCGATGTCTGAATATGAGCGCTATGTTCTGGGCTCCAATAAGCGGATAATGGACACGCTGGAAGACTCTCTTGCTAACTCACTCGCAGACATGATTTCCGGGACCAAATCCGCGCTCGATGTGTGGAAGTCTCTCTGGGCAAACATAGCCCAAGCTATCACTGCAGAGATCAGTAAAATCATAGCCAAGGCATTGTTTGCCAATACGCTGCTAAAAAGTCTTGGAATAGCAACGGGCAACATTGCCGCGTTTTTCAAGAATTTAGCCCAATCAATCGGAATAGGCACCGGAGCAATTATATCCGATGATGACATAATAGGCACCGTGAACCAAGCCGATTTTGATCCGTTCGCGATACGTTCCGCTATCGATAATAATACGAACCAAACCACAAGTGCGCTTGATGAGCTGAACAACACAATCATGAATTATAGCATTATTCCACAACAGCAATCAATTGACCTTTCCCCTCTGGCACATTTATTGGATTCAATCATGTTGGCACGGCAGGAACGCACAGACCTCCAGAGCTACGGAGTAACCGAAATGATGACAAACACAGTAATCCGGCAAGAGCGGGATCGTGCGTTAGATTCGCTATCAGAGCGCATTGAGAAGCTTGCCACGGCAATAGAAAACAATAAGCCACAGATTTACACTCAGGTAATTGAAGGCGTCCCATTCCATAATGCAATTAGAAGAGCGGCGGCGGTGGCAAATGAATTATAGACTGATCTACCGCCTATATACGTCGTCAGCAGATGCCATATTCGACGATCTGATTGATGTTGATATTACGCCCTTGAACGCGAATACTGATGACCTCTTTTCGTTCTCTGGGCGCAAATGCACCATAAAAATGCCCTATGATGATAACGCTAAATCTTTATTTTATGATGATTATAATCCAAATGCGGTTTATCCAGATTATATGCGCGGGCAGTTCGATCTGGTAGATTTAGACGATCCTGGTGATTCCATTGTGTTTCGTGGCATGGCAAAGTTTGAGTTCATTGAGATTGACGAACTGCGCTCAGAGATCAAGCTCCGCCTTTCTGATGCGCTCGATGTGTGGATTGACATTGCTAAGCACACTGATTTTACAGTCCCAAAAGGGGATGTCAAGACCGTTGCCATGCGCGTGGGAAGTGGAGACTACACCGTTGTTGATTTCATGCGGGAAATAATGACCGGGTTTCCAACCCAAATGCAGGACATTGACCTGTTTAACTTCTTGGCAATTTATGCGCAGAACGTCAACCTTGTATTTGCTCAATATGCAAATGATTTTATGCAGTGGCAGACCAACTCAAGCCTATCGTCTACGGCTATGTTTGCGTCTCAATTCGGTGCTTACGTGTGGCAACCTGAACCCGATGTCATTAAATTTACACTGTTCTGGGTGTTTCGCGAAAACATACACGCATGGGAACTTGGTCTAAAAGCAGAAATCCGCGCGTGGTCTGCCAAGGTGTATCTCGCTAATCCGTTCCAGCCCATAGAGGAAGATTCTGGATATATCCGCAACATCATGAACGAAGTTGACCTAAAGATACGCCTTAGCACCGCACAGCTATATCCGCCAAGCGTATTAAACCAAATTGAATGGCTTGATCTTTCCAGAGCGCCTTTGTATGGAGGTGATGAGCTTCCCTTTATACCGTCCTATACTGACATAAATCATAGCCATAGCATTGGCTATGCAAACGACGTATGGAATTATAGCGGATATATTCAGCTTGATCCAGTTACGATCCCACCCGGATCATATAACTATGCAAAGATACTGCGAGCCATGATAATGGCAAACAGGCTTGCTGTTTTTTCCGGACCCGATGCGATAACGATAAAACAACATCTAATCGATCCAACAGCGGATACATTGGAAGCTACTGCTATATCCGATGATGACATAACGCATCTACAAATCCGGGGAACGCTGGGCAAAATGAACACGCTTGACGATATTAGCGCACTTGGCGGAGCGAGCGCCTTGATTGTTCCGCTTCAACAGATATATAGAAACATGTTGGGGAACTTCCGTAAACAAATAAGCTTTTCCGTGCGTTCAAGCATAGCAAACAATCTACAGATGTTCAGCAAGATAAGTATTGACGGAAAAGTATATTTTGTAACGTCAATTGGGCATCCAAATGACAACGGAACAACAGAAATAATTGCAATAGGAGAGAGATAAATGAGAATGATTTGGGGCTTTGGCGGCGCTAAATTTTCGCAGCCGGATAACGAGCTATATACAAAAACATTCCCAAACGCAATCGGCACAATGTGGGTAGAAGAGGAGTCATCGTCATGGATTACGCGCAGCTGGAAAAGCGTCAAGATCGTTCATGGCTATCGCGTATATATGCGCATCCGGTTATTCAATGTCGATTTAGGCATGAATAATGCGCGCCAAATTACCGGGCTGTTCAATATTCTATCAAACTGCCACGAAAGCGGGATTATGGTATATCCGCGATATAGCAAAGCGACGGGATCAACCGAAGGATATCTTTGCCATTTAAGCGGAAGCGTCTCTCCGCAGGATATTGCCAATGTTCCGGTCGGGCAATGGATTGATCTCGAATTTAAGAGCATTAATCTGGTGAGCCGCATACCAACCGCAAGCGATTATCCGGACTACTATAACTTGATAACCACCAATGGTGACAACATAACTACAACAAACGGTAACAATATTACAGTGAGGAAACACTAATGTTAGACATAACAATTCAAGATCTTGATCTAATTACATCGCCATCTCTTTTGGCGAATGGTGATATTTTCCACTTTCAAGACTTATCTGACTCTTACACTGATAAGGTAGCAGCTTTATCGGCAATAGCAGAATTTATTTTGCGGCAGAAAAGCATCCCCTCCGTGGGAAGTGAAATTGTGACCGATTCGGCAACACAAACCTTGACAAACAAAAAGCTTACATCGCCTAAGATCAATAGTGACACTACGATCACCGCTAATGGCGCGGACATCAACAAGCTCTCCGGCATGACATCAACCACAGCCGAGCTTAATAAGCTCTCCGGCATGACATCAACCACAGCCGAGCTTAATAAGCTCCATGGCGTGACCGCAAGCACGGCAGAATTCAACAAGCTCTCCGGCATGACATCAACCACAGACGAGCTTAACAAGCTCTCCGGCATGACATCAACCACAGCCGAGCTTAATAAGCTCTCCGGCATGACATCAACCACAGACGAGCTTAACAAGCTCCATGGCGTGACCGCAAGCACGACAGAAATCAACATATTGGATGGCGCAAGCATCACCACAGCAGAGCTTAACAAGCTCCATGGCGTGACCGCAAGCACGGCAGAATTCAACTACCTAACTGGCGTCACAAGCAGCATACAAACGCAAATAAACGAAATCGCAAACCAAACTCAAGGTGTCACAAACATAATATATCATTATTCACCCGGAGTTATTTCTGGAGTAATATCGCAAATCATTAACGAAGCAACCTTAAGAGCAGAATACGGAATTAACTCAAGTTATAGGGTTGATCCTGATTCAATAAGTGTAAGCGTGTATAAGCTTGAAAGCAACCGCTGGTATTTGCTCCCGCCAGCATCATCTACCGGCGGCAGTTGGGAAGGTATTATATTTTTCACCACCACCACAGCAGGACCAGCCAGTCAAACCGTATTAAACAGCATAGACGTAGCGCTCTCAAGCTCAGAGTCTTATCGGATTGTAGTTTATTATAAAGTTTTAGCATTAGCAGGAGTATAACATGAAACATTTACAAATCGATCCTAATGGAAATCCTATGCCGGTATTTTTCCCCGGCACAAAAACCGCAAACGCAACAATTAAAGTAGATGGCACAGGTGCAAGCGCCGCAACCACAAGTGCAATTCACGCAACCGAAAATACGGTCGTTCGGCTTCTCGCAGATGCCGATTGCCATATCGCCATTGATACGGCTCCCATTGCCACGGTGGGCGACATCCCGTTGACCGCAGGATTGCCAGAGTATTTTGTAATCAGTGCCGGAGCAAAAATCGCGGTTCTTGGCGCAAACCTTTATATCACCGCACATACAGGAGCATAACCATGTTTGACACAATACTTTCCAACATCGACAAAATGCAGGCTATAGTCGTAGCCTTATCTGCGCTTATCGGCGCAATCGTGACATTGGTGATCACGGGTATCCGTGAATACAAGCGCATCAAGAAAGAGATCGCCGCTGAAGAGTTCAAAGAAATCGCAGCACCGTTCAGCAAGATAGCCGAGACCCAGCCGATGAAAGTGCTGGAGACTTTGAATAATCCGCCCGTTGACAAATCGCCAATGATCGCCAATAGCAATGAAGGCAAGGCGCTAATCGTTGGTCAAGCTGCGATTGAGAAAGCGCAGAAAGAGAAGCCGAGCATACTGAAGAAGCTTGGCATCAATAGCGCAGCCGATGCCGTTCCTCTGGTATCGAGCCTGTATAAGCTCATCAAACCACTGGTGAAGAAATGAGCGGTCTCGGATTAGGTCTCGGTCTCGGTCTCGGCGCGCATCGGAAGGTGGGGGGCTCGTTTAATCCTCTGTCTTTGGATGGGACAGTATTCCTAATTGACTGCAAAGCGGCGGCGCAACAAGAGTATGTTCGCCCAGTGGAAGGCTCGCCTGCCTTTTGGACGAAGCTACTGAACCTGGCAGACCCCACAAATTCTGCTGAATATAGCGCAGAAGCCGACCAAGCGATATACCAGCCAGATGGTGGCTTTGGCTGGCATGCAGCGCATCAAAATACCATTACAACGCCAATCGAGTATCGCACAATTATAGTGGCGCTGAAGAATAATAATCCTGAATATGTACACATTGCAAACTCAATATCTTCTTATAGCTCAAACACCAATTTAATGATGGCTTCCAATAGACCTGATGTAGGTTATGGCGCTGGCTGTGGACTCTATTCTGGTGGATATACAACCAGAAAAATCACAACTGATACAAGAGTTGGCAACGGGGCAAGCGTTGTGCTGACTGTTCGCAATGATGTTGCACCAAACGGAACAATTCGCTATAATGGCGTGGCACAAACATTAGATGATACTGGCACAGACGAATCAACTCAGTTCAATGGACTGCCTTCCGCGGGTGTAACATCGAGTTATCGTTGGTGTGGCACAATATATGGAATGTATTGCAACACCAATGTGATGTCAGACGCAGATATTATGAAAGTAGAGGCGTGGATGCGAGAGAGGTATGATATATGAATTGGCTAATATTGGAAACACAAGAGCAATTAGATGAACTGAATACCCGCATGGAAGCAGTGTTTGGGAACGAGAAACCTTATTCTCTTGGCACACCTGTTGCCGATGGCATTGCTGTTTACATTCATGATTGCGTGAAAGGTATGCTGACCACAGACGAGCTTTCTGTGCTGACAAATTTACCACAGGAGGTGGAAGATGAAGAATATAACTAACACATGGAAGCATTTCGTGCTGATGCTTTTGCTGGGCATATATCATACCTCTATTAGCCAATTCATACTCGCATGGGCGTTTGCATTTCTCGGTACGGCGCAGGGGTTGGGCTACTTCCCCAATATCGCTGTATTCATGATTACAGTATGGGTAGAATACCGGCAATGGTTACGCAGCGGAAAGCCGTTTATGGTGCTACTAAAACAGCGTGGGCTGGATAGTCTAATTGACATCTTGGCGGGCAATGCTGGCTTCTTTCTTGGCTACAATGTGCTGCTTAGGTTATTTTCGGGTACTTGGGTAGTATAATGGCACAGCTATCAAAGAACTTCACATCGGAAGAGTTTGCCTGCAAATGCGGATGCGGATACGACACGCCAAATCCAGAGCTTATCAGAATGCTACAAGCTGCACGTGACCTATACGGCAAGCCAATACGCATCACAAGCGGATGCCGATGCATTAAGCACAATCGCAATGTGGGCGGAGCTTCAAACTCCGCTCATTTATCGGGCAAGGCTGTTGACATCGCCACCCCCACCGGTGAATCTCGCTATCTGATAATCGAGTCACTCATGGCAGCTGGATTCAAGCGCATAGGGATAAACTTCAAACAACGATTCGTTCACGCAGACATAGACGATAGCAAGCCACATCCTACGATCTTTAG